TGCGCCAACGGTAGATGTAGTAAGATGCAGGGATTGTAAGTATTTTGAAAAAGCAGAGTGTATAGATGGATTCTTAATATGTCCTGCTAGTGGTATGGAAATACATGAAAATGATTATTGCAGCTATGGGGAAAGGAGAAGTCAGGATGATTAAATTACATGCTGATGAGAGAATTTTTGATATTTGGATAAACGAAAAGCAGATTGTATCAATGGAATATGCGGCCAGTAAAAACGGGACACAACTATTTCTACAAAACGGAACAATATTGGAAGTCACAGAAACGCCGGAGGAGATTCTAGCGTTGATGGGAGGGACAGCGCAGTTAGCACCGGCGAAGAACAATATCACGAAATGGATTGAGAACATAGATGAGGATGTACTGGAAAATACTGTTCGTGATAATATGTGTTCAGTATGTTCTGCAAATGATCGGTGTTGTCAATATGGGCTTACAGGGTGCGCAGAAACGATAAAGCGCTGGGCGCTGGAGGCATCCGAATGATGGATATTTTATCAATGATCGCAGTCGTGGCGTTACTGGTCGGTGTGATGGGGTTTATTGCGTGGGAGGATAGGAAAGTATGAGTAAGCCAGTAGAGAAGAAGTTTGTATGTACTGTCTGCGGACGAGCCTTTACGGCAGAAGCAAGGATCGCAAAATATTGTCCGGATTGCAGGTACAAAGTTCGCATTAAGCAGCAGCGGGAGGCAACGCAAGCAAGGCTAAAAAGGAATAGGCGTAAAAGTGAAAAGAAAAACTCACTGCAGGAAGTGTCGGCTGCTGCAAGAGCTGCACACATGAGTTATGGGAAGTACGTTGCAATGCTGGGAAGCCAAAAGAAGGGAGAGGAGAAGAATGGATCTTTATAAACAGCGGATTATCAAAGATATTAAGGAGTATGCTCTCAGTGATGATGCTGAGCTAATAACTCTAGAGCAGATAAAGCTCATTGATGGAAAATTGGCTCGGATAAAAGGAGCGCTTAAAGATTCTGAGCCAGTAAAGGGCGGATCCAGTCATCATGAAGATGAGATGTGCGACTTGATAGATCAAAAAATAGAGCTGAAAAATCAGTTATGTGAAAATCGTAAGAAGCGACAGATTGTGGAGTGGTGCTTGGAACGGCTTAGCGAGGAAGATAGGTTAATTCTTATAGATATGTGTAAAGCTGAAAAAGGCGATGCTGCTGCAATAGAAATTGGCCTAAAAATCGGAAAAGATGAAAGGACAATAAGGCGAAGATGGCATGAGATAATGAAAAAGTACCAGATTATAAAGGGCGGATGCGTAGTAGAGTAATGTCCGTTTCGTGTCTTTGTTATATGCGTCATCCATGTTATACTGATATCGTCATAAATGCGTACAGCGCCATTATGACCTCCTAGATATAGCAGCGGCTTGATAAATCGGCCGCTGCTTTTGTATTAAATGTACTAGAAATTCTTAAAAATATAGTGTATACTGGTATAAAAGCTTAGGAGGTAGGCATGAATATTATTGAGGAATACAGCCGGGAAATACAGGAAATCAGCAATATGCTGGATAAATTAAGAAACGGGAGAGTACTCGAAATAAGTGGCGTAGGCGCCGATGGGTATTTGAGTACAAATGTAGATAGACTCGAAGAAGAGATTGCCCAGTTGTTAGAGAAAATTCAGGCAGGTGGCAAAGGAAAATCCAGAGAATTAAAGGAATTAAAAGAGAAATATAAATTTATATGATAAATGTTAAAAGCGGTCTGAAAAATAATCAGGCTGCTTTTTATTTACAAAACCGACGAATGAGAGGTGGTGATCGGTGCCAAGAAAACCAGATGCGAGAATAAGTCAGGCAATGGAGATGTATTTATCAGGCCTGAAGTTAGTAGATATTGCGAACCAATTGCAGATACCGGAAGGGACAGTTAGGCGGTGGAAATGTACACATAATTGGGATAACGAGCGTTCGGATAAAAATAGCGAGCGTTCGGAAAGAAAAAGAGGGGCGCAGCCTGGAAATAGAAATTCTTCTGGGGGCCCTCGGGAAAATAAAAAAGCTGAAAAATATGGTTTTTTTAGTAAGTATCTTCCGGAAGAAACACAGGAGATTTTTTATGCCATTGACCATGCGAATCCACTTGATCTTCTGTGGCATCAAATACAGATCGCCTATGCAGCGATTATCAGGGCCCAAAAAATTGCATATGTAAAGAATCAGGGTGATAAAACAACTGAAAAGGTAGAGTACAGGTTTGGAAGTGTGATCGGAGAAAAGTTTGAGGTCCAGCAGGCGTGGGATAAACAAAATGAATTTTTAAAGGCTCAGGCTAGGGCGCAAGGAGAGCTGCGATCTTTAATAAAACAGTATGATGATATGCTGCATAAAAATTGGGATCTGTCAACAGATGAGCAAAAGGCTAGAATTGCGCAGATGAAGGCTCAAACCGATAAGCTTACAGGAAATAATCAGGAAATAGAGGACCTAAGTGAAATAGAGGATGAAATCTATGGCGCTGGCATATGAGAAAAAGAAGTCTTTGGCTTTTCAATTTGGAGAAAAGCATAAAAATTATATTCGTCGGTGTGCAGAGTGTAGTTTCAATGTCGCTGAGGGCGCCGTTCGAGCCGGTAAAACGGTAGATAACGTATTCGCATTTGCTCATGAGCTGAAAACCACACCTGATCGTATTCATTTGGCCACAGGGTCCACGATGGCCAATGCAAAACTTAATATAGGTGATGCAAATGGGTACGGGCTCGAGTGGATATTTCGAGGACAGTGTCATTGGGGAAAGTACAAGGATAATGAGGCGCTGTTTATCAAGGGTCCTTCTACGAGAAACCGCCAGCGGATTGTTATATTTGCAGGGGCTGCCAAAACGGACAGTTATAAAAAAATCCGAGGTAATTCTTATGGCATGTGGATTGCCACAGAGATAAATCTTCACCATGATAAAACGATCAAAGAAGCGCTCAATCGTCAATTAGCGGCAAAGAGATTGAAGGTTTTTTGGGATCTAAATCCAGATAATCCTAACGCCGATATTTATTCCCAATATATCGATAAGTACCAGGCGCAAGAAGATGCAGGCGAGTTTCCCGGTGGCTATAATTACATGCATTGCACTATCTATGATAATGTCAATATTACAAGTGAACGGCTTCGAGAAATTGAGGGCCGATACGACAAAGGTAGTATCTGGTATCTCCGGGATATTAAAGGCCTTCGGGTTGTTGCAAATGGGCTGATTTATCGCCGATTTGCAGATGACGTAAATGCGAAAACATATGCCTTTCGCCTTAACGGTAATCCTAGAGATATTGCAGAGATAATTTTAGGGATTGATTTTGGAGGAAGCAGTTCGGGACACTCCTTTACGGCAACGGCGGTTACGCGTGGATTCCAGAATGTGATTGCTTTGGCATCGGAGCAAATTAAGTGCAGAGACGAAAATGGTAATCAAATAGAGATCGACCCTGAAAGGCTAGGAAATATGTTTTGTGATTTTTGCAGGAAAATAATTTCTAGATACGGATATATCACGGTGGTTTATGCTGATAGCGCAGAGCAGACGTTAATAGCAGGGATCCGTAGCAGTCTAAGAAAAAACGGACTCGGATGGATAAGAGTAGAAAACGCATTAAAAACATCAATAAGCGACCGAATCAATGCAACGTCTATACTAATGGCGCAGGGACGTTTTTTTTATGTTGAAAATGAGTGCGGCAGCCTTGTGCGTGCTTTGTGTACAGCCGTATGGAATCCTAAGAATTTAACGAAAAACGAACGCCTAGATGATGGAACTAGTGATATTGATAGTTTGGATAGCTTTGAATATACCTTTGAACGGTATATTGGCCGTCTTATTAGATACGGATGATAATATGGTGACGAGAGATAAAAAAATTGTGGTGAGGTAATTGTATGAGATATTCAAAAATGATGATGATGGTGCAAAAGGTATTAAGTGAAACCTCTGAATCCAGCATTGATTTTTGCATGTCATCAGAGATGGCAAACAGGATTGAGCTATGGTCTAGAATGTATGAAGATAGACCTCCTTGGATTAGCGATACGGTTGATACAATGGAGCTCCCTGCATCAATTGCAGGGGAGATCGCTAGATTAACAACTCTCGAGCTCAAAACAGAGTGTAAGGGTAGTGCAAGAGCAAAGTATCTGAATGAGATATATCAAAAAAAGGTTCTCACAGGCTTGCGGATCCCTGTTGAGTATGGCTGCGCAAAAGGTGGGCTTATATTCAAGCCTTATCCATCTTTAGGTAGCTTAGATGTGCAAATTATTCAAGCAGACTGTTTCTTTCCGATTAGCTTCGACAGTTCTGGAAGGATTATTCAATGTGTTTTTCTTGAGCAGTTCCGAAAGGGAAACAAGATATATTCCCGGTTAGAAATTCATGATCTAAAGGGAGATATCTTAACGGTTACGAATAGGGTGTATTTAAGCACCAACGATTTTACATTGGGCAGTGAAGTAGGTATTGGTGCTGTTGATCGGTGGTCTGATCTCAGCCCATCTATTTCTTTTTCAGGGGTTACGCGATTACCGTTTGGGTATTTTAGGGTTCCGCTTGCTAATGCCGAAGACTCAGATAGCCCATTAGGAGTATCTGTGTTCTCACGTGCAGTAGGCTTAATTAAAGAGGCTGATCGGCGCTATAGTCAAGTGAATTGGGAATATGATGCTAAGGAAGCTGCGGTACACATAGCACAAAGTCTCCTAAAGGTTAATCCACAAACGCAGGAAACGGAATACCCGAAAGGTAAAGAGAGACTGTACCGAGAAATTGATTATAACATGGGTGCAACTGATAAGCCCCTTCTTGATACCTTTTCTCCGGATATACGGGATCAGTCATATTACAATGGTCTGAATAAGCAGCTTAGATTGATTGAGTTTAATTGTAACCTTGCTTATGGTACACTGTCCGACCCCAATAATATTGACAAGACCGCTGAGGAAATACGCAGTAGCAAGCAGCGATCTTATCAATTTATCTCGGATACACAGGCTAGCTTACAGGTAGCACTAGAGGACCTTTTATATGCAATGGATTTTTATTGCAGTGTTTATCAATTGGCGCCTGCTGGTAATTATGTAACCTCATTTGTATGGGATGATTCTATTGTCGTAGATAGTAATGCCATAATTGAAAAAAATATCAAACTAACACAGGCTTCTCTCCGCTCCAGAATCCGAGCCATTATGGAAATCGACCGCTGTACGGAGGAGGAGGCGGTGGAAGAAATTAAAAGGATATCTCAAGACAATCAGATTACCGGTCAAGACGTTGATTGGACAGAAGATGATGATCAACAAGAAAGCCAAGAGGGGGATATAGATGAATCCACTGGAGAATCAGAGAGCAGCTGACGAGATATCTGGTTTATATCAGGATTTAGAAGAACGACTGATGTCTAATATCGTCCGGCATTGCCGCGACTATGGTCAACCCATCGATTCCGATGTATGGCTCATGAAAAAGCTGGCCGAGATAGGGAACCTTAATCGCGAGAATATTAGGATCATAGCTGAGAGTACAGGATTATCTAACTCAGCCATTGAAAGATTGCTTATAGAAACTGCAGAACGAGCAGCAAAAGAGGTTGACCCAGCGATGCAGAGTCTGGTACGAGATGGTCTCGCACGTGGGGCCCCGGAGTACGGGAAAAGTAAATCAATGCAAAATACCGTTTCTGGTTTTAGGAAGCAAGCAAGAGATACTTTGAATTTATGTAATACGACAATGCTATATAAAGCAAGAGACGCATTTAAGCGTATTGTGCAAAATATAGCCTCTGATGCCAAGGAGATTGAAGGTAAACAAAGTTTTATTGATGTGTTGAATAGACACACGAGTGCAGCGGTACTCGGAGCAGAATCACGGCAGCAGGCAGTCAGGAAATGTATTAAAGATTTTAACGAGCGAGGGATTCCCGCATTTATTGATAAAAAAGGTCGGGAGTGGACGCCGGAAGCATATGTGAATATGGCTGTTAGGAATACGATCAAAAGTACTGCAGATGAGGTACAGTCGGAAAGATGTCTAGAGTACGGCGTCCATCTAATTGAGATTGATTCGCATTCCGGAGCACGCCCCAAGTGTGCAAAGGATCAAGGGAAAATATATGATTTAAACAATAAAAGCGGTTATATTGAGGACGCCAACGGCAGAAAAGTCAGGTATTATCCATGGAATTCGAGTAGCTATGGAGAGCCTGATGGCATATTGGGTATAAACTGTACGCATCATAAATGGCCGTTTGTGCCTGGCGTAAGCCTGCAGAGTTATTTCCCGGTAGATGATGCAGAAAAAAGTGATCAGTTGTATAAAGATACGCAGTTACAGCGAGCACTCGAACGCGATGTGAGGAAACAAAAACGAGAGTGTATGCTTTATGATCAACTAGGAGATGAAGAAGGGTTTAAAGAGGCGTCTGTAAAGCTAAAGCAAAAAGAGGAGAAATTAACATCCTACGTAAACAGCAACCGGGAACTTTATAGACGAAGAGACCGGGAGCAAGTGGTCGGATTTGATAAAAGCATCAGCATGAAGGCGGCTGCGGCTAATAAAAGACATGTTGAAAAATATACGAAGTACGGATATAATAAAAATGGTACAATAATTGTAACGGATGATAAGACTGGATTGAAAAATTATTCTGTTACAGCAACATATAAACCGTACGCAGTCGTAGACAACAAGACTTCCAAGGGGTCGATAAACCGTACAGTGTATGATGCCGACGGCAGAATGGTTAAACAGATAAATCCTAACGATCATGGAAATCCCAAAAATCATCCGTATGGGATAAATGGTGAACATGTGCACGATATTATTTGGGAAGATGGAAAGATTGTTGGGAGACCTACTCGGGAGTTAACCGAGAAAGAGAGAAAGGAGCATAGAGATATTTTATGACTGAAAAACAGCTTATAACGAGAATTCAGTCTCTAACAGATGATATAGAATTCTCATATAAAGGATTCGATGGCGCGATATGTCCGTTTTCGGTCAACGATATTTCTTTATCGTATGGAAATTTTGAGAAAAAGTATAGCAGTATACAAGACCTGCTAACAGATCCAGTAATTGATGGAAAATCACTAAGAGAAATTGTGGAAAGTATCAGGTTTTAACGCCACCCATAAACAGAAATGGTATTGGGTGGTATTTTTATGCTAAGAAGACGCGTTACAGCGTCTTTTTTTATATCCAAATTTTGACCGTCCGAAGTCGTAAAACTACGGAACCTATGAGATGCGACCTCGTAAAAAGCGTATGGTGGAAAGGAAGCAACATGAAAAGAAAGTTTTTAGAGGATCTTGGACTTGAAAAAGAGATTGTCGATACGATCATGGACGCAAATGGGTCAGATGTTGAGTCTTTAAAAGCTGAAAGAGATCGCTATCGGCAGCAGCTTTCAGACGCCCAAACTAAGCTAAAGAGCTTTGAAGGAGTGGACGTACAAGATCTGAAAGGACAGATCAAAACACTTACTACTGATCTGGAGACCAAAGATAGAGAGTTCCAAGAGAAACTCGCAGAGCGTGATTTTGAAGATGCATTAAAAGGCGCTATTGCATCAGCTGGCGCTCGCAATGCAAAGGCAGTTATGGCGTTGTTAGACAGAGATTCTCTTAAGGCTAGTAAGAACCAAAAAGAGGATATCCAAAAGGCACTGGATGCAGTGAAAAAAGATAATGATTATCTGTTTCAACCAGATAAGCCAGTACCTAAAATTGTGTCGTCGACCCCGGGGGCATCCCCGATGGTTGAGGATAAAAAAACACAGGCAAATGAGGCTATCAGAAGCCTATTTGGAAAGGAGTAAAAGATATGGCAGTAAATATCACAAACAGACAAGATGCAGAGGCGATTATTCGCGAACAGGTAGTACAGACAATTTTTCAGGATGCACCTAAGCATTCTGTATTCATGAGTATGGCAAAAAAATTGCCTAACATGACTAGTAAGCAGACCAGAATCCGGGTATTGGATTTCTTACCTACCGCTTACTGGGTAGACGGTGATACGGGTATGAAACAGACCACGAGGCAGGCATGGGATAACGTGTATATGACCGCAGGGGAACTTGCAGTTATCGTGCCAATCCCGGAATCGGTTCTAGATGATGCGGAATTCGATATCATGGGTGAGATCACGCCGCGCATCAACGAAGCAATCGGGCAAAAGGTAGATGCGGCCGTTATTTTCGGTGATAATCGTCCGCGTGAGTGGCAGAATGATATCATTACAATGGCGCGCCAGGCTGGAAATAACGTAGCTCCTGCAACTGGTAAGGATTACTTTGACCTTATTTTAGGGGAAAATGGTGTGTTTGCTAAAGTGGAGGATAGCGGATATGGTGTAACTGGCGCGCTG